AATGTCTATACTCCATTAATGATCCACTAAATTGATCTCCTACTAAAGCGTTATCTTCGCTTCCACCAATGAAAATATCACCATCGGTTGCCCAATTTTGATTGTAAGAAGCTGAAGAAGCTATATCTGTTACCAATGTGGATTTAGAATATAAATTTATTTTACTTCTACTAGCATCATACTTACTTACATGCAGTTCAAATGATTGGGATACATTTGGATCATCGCTTCCAGAAGTTCTCCTAACCATTACAGAAAAGAAATCTTCATCATATACAGGAAAATTAGAAGATGATATTTCCTTCAACCCATCAGAGCCACTTATCTGAAAAGCCACGTACCCATAATTATCTATTGAATTATTATCTTTTAATCTAATAAAAAAGCTAGAAGATAAATTAGGTTCAGTTGGAGCCTTTTCAACTAATATTTGATTTGAACCTGTAGGAGTTCTAAATCTAAATTCGATGGTATCAGGCTTTCTTCCCGTTGAAGAGTCATTAACCCACGTAGTTTTAACGTTTTGAGCTCCTCTGAAATCTAAAGCCTTTGTAAATTTTCTACCTATTTCAAATTGAGGAGCGGCATTGTCTGGCAAATCAGGTCCACCATACTCTTTAACTCTTAAAATAGTAGATGGGATACCATATGCGTTTATCAATCCTTTAATTGCTCTAACATTTCCTTTGTTTTTTAAGTAGTATGGCATGTTATTAACAATACGACTCATTATTTCTCTTGAAACATCTCTTTCTGGCACACTTGACAAGTTTGAAAATGAAGAACCAGTAACCTCTTTACCCAATGCGAATCTAGCAAGAGAAATTGTGTCTTTACCATCAGTTAATTGCCATCCCAATGATTTAGCAACATCCATAAATAAGTCTTTAGACATACCTTCGGATAATTTTTCTCTTCTATCGTGTATGTCACCCATAGCTTTAATATAAATCCATATATTATCAAAATGATGAGCTACCATATTCACTAAATCTACATAAGTTTGATTTTTACTGTCAAATTTTATGTGCTGTGGTATTATATTACTTAATCTATTAAAACTGTCCTCATCAAATAGAGAGCCACTTTTATTTTGTATATCATACCAAGATAATGCTTGAGATGATGTGGAATGAGCTAAGATATAATCATCCCCTACTGTTCCTGTTCCCGAAACCTTAGGCCACGCATTAGAAAAATATTCACCGAGAGAACTCGAAACATAAGACGAAGATTCAAAATACATATACTTTTCAAACCCATCGAAATTATTTTTTAATTCATCAATAGAAGATAGTGCTTTTTTAACATCAACGGTTGAACCGCTGACGCCATTGTAGGATGCGCTAGTTGCTGTGTATTTTTCTATTTCTCTTAACTTATATTTAAAATTTTGAATTCTTTTTGTTACCGAACTAAAGTTTATAAAGTTCCTAAAGTGGCTGTAGTCTACATTTATCTCTACACTATCCATACTCTGACTTAAAAATTCATCTCTTAGCAAACCAGATACAGTAGCATCTTCACTTAAAATTTCAGTTTGAGAAGTATAGTCAGTAGTTCTTCTTTGTATAGGACTTTCAGCATTCATCATATCCGGAGATTTTAAAACTACATCGCCAATTTCTGTATCAACGAAGTCTATAATTTCAATGTTTTCTTCGATTACTTCAGCCATTTCTTTTACAACGACTACTTCGTCTAATCTTTCGATGTCAGTTGGTAATGGCTCATATAACTTATACACGACTGAATATGGATAGGGCATTGTTACAAAATCTTTTTTAAAATTAGTAGTTAAAAACATCCTATTTCCAAATTTTAGATAGGTTCTCATATCATATGGATTATATACAAGATAAGAAACTGAAAAGTTAGGAAAATTTACAGGATTACTATCATCTTCATAATCAATTACATCAGGATTGGTAGCGACTAATTCACTGCCAACATTTTTCCAATGCTTATCAACCATTATTTGACTTCCTTCTGCTTGTATCTGAACTATATTAGCCTCATAATCTGCGTATATCGGAGCATTTGTTTCTTGTGAATTTAATGTAAAATCCATAAACACATTGTCAGCCCACGTTATCCCATATGAGTTATCAGCTGTTAATCCTTTGTTAGTGTCCCAAGTATTATCACCTCTTATCTGTAGAAAAAATTCTGCAGTTGTAAACCAATCAGATGGGATATCCAATGTAACTTCTAATGAATTCCATCCTCCGGCGCTAGGTGTGTATAATGGCTCACTAATAGTTTTGTATACATAGCTAATTGCAACATTGTCTTGTGAGTTCCAAAGAGCTGCTTGCCCATCCCAAATCCATTGGTTTCCAATACTTATAGTGCCATCTTTAGTTGGGTTTGGATCAAAGCTGAATATAGAGCTTCCATCATCATATAAGGCTAATGAATCGTAATTATCAGCGCCTGGATTTCTACTACCAAATATTATGTCATCGCCTTCAGTTCCTTTAATACCAGCATTGTAAAAAAATTGCTGTAAATTGAGTTCTTTCTCAAGTCCATTTGAGGCAGGGCTTTTATTTATATATACCTTATCGTTAATAATTCCAGTAAAATTATCACTAAATCCGGAGTTCTGTGCAAATGCTACATCGTATTCTCCAGGTAATTCAGAAAAGCCTACAGTAAATGGTTTAGGGTAATCGCCATCAAAAAATTCAGTTGCGTTATTCTGAGCTAATTCGAAATAATCTCCGTCTCCATCAGTCATTCTCCAATATGAATCGACACCTTTTATTGCAAAGTAGTGTTTAAAGGTACTCTCACGAGAGAACCAAGTCTCAAATTCTCCAATACCATCATTTAGCATATCATTAAAGTTTTGGTCAAGATCTTCCCAATATTTTATTCCATCATCGGTGCCGCCTGCTGTAAATGTAGTTTTGCCTGTTTCGGCCATAAAAGCTCTATTTTGATCTACTTCACCTGTCCCATTGGTATAAAATATCAAAAAGAAATCGGATCTAACACCACTAACGTTATTTGTTTTTCTAGTCCTAGTAACACTTTGTATGCGACCATATCTAAAAATGTCATCATATATAGTAACAGATACACTTTCTCCATCAGGACCTACTTGATCTACAAATTCATTTAATACTATAGGAAACCGATCTTCAAATTTTTCTAATTTAAGTTTGCTGTCGTTCACTGTATATTCTGGCTGTTCAACAAACCATATCAAATCATCTTTAAATAATAAAGCACCAGGACCTGTCGTTGTTCCTGTCTGCCATCCACCATTCTCACCTTGTCTTGTCGTTCTTGCATAATGAGGTATTCCTGCTCCAGGACTTTGGTACGGGTGAGTATTTACGACATTAATACCTTCAAATTCTTCTGCGCTTACACTGTTCTCAGGAGCACTAGGTGCATTTCCAGCTATAGTCGATACCCATTGAGTACCTGACCAAGTCCAATCTTCTTCCTCACTCGTTGCTCCTTTTTTCCAATACGGATCTTTTGCGAGATTTGGAGCCCAAAGATATTTAACATTTCCACCGGAGGGATTTGGAATTAATCCTGCAATTACCCAAGCACCAAGACCACCATAATCAGCGGTGGTTTCTCCTTGAACTCCCTGAAAAGATGTTATGTTAAAATGAGAAATAAGTTGCACTTCCCTTCGAGGCGGCTTATCTTCTTGTAATAGTGCATTTGCATCTATATTAGCAACAAATCCATCCGGTGCAGCAATGGGTTTTACTTCTGCAGGCTCCGGACCAAATGGATCAAAATATCCATCCGGCGGACTTTCTGGCTCTGCTTCAATAAACCTTTCGGTAGGGTATTTGAACTGAACTTCCACACCCTTTCCAGCTACACTACTTTTTAAATCTAATCTAAAGTTAATTGTATCGCCAATTGAAGCTCCGAAGTTAATTAGTGACGGCATAGTTTGCCCTATCATCATAAGCCTATGACCAACAGCACCATTCCAAGCTTCGAAGTCTTGATATAAATTATTTTGATCTATAAATTTTATACAATTTCCACCACTATTACCTTCGTTTCTTACAACTTTAGCATGATACCCTATAGCACTAGTTCCTGCGTGAGGATCGCCATAATTTAAATATCCTGTAGTCCAATCATCTAATACAATACCATCGCTGTGTAAACTACTATCCCATGCAGAATTTACTATTGCTGGTGCGCCTGTGACTGTGTCTATTGTAACATTTTCTAATTGAGCATTTTTTATAGCATTTAAATCTGTACGAATTTTGCTGTTTTGATAGCCGATGAGGTAAGCATTTGGAAGTTTAATAGTTCCACCAACCATATTATCTGTAAATATAAAACCACCATCTTCAGGAGTAATTTCTATAATTTGAACAGTATCATACTCCATTTGCGTTTCTGGTGGATTTCCTGCGCCAGCGCCTGGTCCGGGAGGCTGTATAACTAAGTTTCCTTTAAAACTTATTTGTCCATCTAATCTTTCTACTCTAACAGACTCTTGTAATTTTAAAAAGTCTGTTTGATAGTTATATCCACCCAATGAACTATCTTCAATATTTTTAGCCGATAACCTAACTTCTTTTCTTGTATTTGATATGGTTTCAATTTTATACTTATAATCTGATATTAATAATTGTTCAGCACTTGCTGGATTTTTTTCATACTCTGCTTGACTCTTATTAAATATTTTCCCCAAATCATTTATGTATATATTTTCAGCATTATACTCAATTGGAAATATTTGATTTTCAAAACCAAGCTTTGTTCTAAGTAAAACCGGATCTTCTTTACCAGCTAAATTTCTTACAAATCTATATCTAATTTTGAATTTTCCGGTTTCGTAACCAAATAACTTTAGGTGAGATGATGGATTTAATTTTATAAAATTTTCATCAATGCCTACGATAGCGTCATATTTTACAACATCTTTATATTCTATTAAATTGCCAGTATCATCTAGTAGCTCTACAAGAACATAATCTCTATCTGCATTGCCGCCCTCGCCCCAAAAGCCATTCTCATATGGTTTTTCTCCAATCTTTTTGGTGACACCACGAAGTAATCGCTGTTTATCTACATCATTTAATTGACTTGACATTATAACTCCCTTAACTCTCTATCGATAATACCATTAATCTCATCAGTATCTTTCAGCTGTTCGACTGTTCTACTAATGTAAAGAACTGTGCTTGCATCTTCATATAATTCGCCTGTGTAAGGATTTTCAAATGCTTGAATTACTCCCTCGTCGTTCCTAGTTAAGAGGCTACCATCATAAGTAGAACCAGACATCTCCATTCTGTTCATCATCACTTCTCTTTTTACTAAATATTCTTGTTCATCAGCACTAGCTAAGTTTTGATAAAAAGATAGCTCTTTAAGTTCTTCTTTTGAGTAAGGCATCTTTTACCTCACAACTTTAAATGTAAAATTATCATCAAAATACTGAATAGTTTCTTCAGTAGTTCCACTTCCGCTAACTACTTTGAATTCAAACTTATAATATCTTTCTGCTTGAAAAGCATCCATCCATACATTGAAATAATTACCTTTGGAATCACAACTTACAAGTGAGCCTGTTCCGAATGGAATGATAATATCAGCAGTCTTATCATCTATTATAGAGTAATAAACTCCATCACCACCAATAGTTTCTACACTACCGCTTGGTAAATACTTCGATGTCAAAAAGGCTGATGATGTATTTGAAAAAGATTTAGTTGGATATCTTCCTCTTGCATTTACTCTAAACTTAATTTTAGATTTTTCTTTATAGCCAGTTCTAATGTTACTCATATAAAAAACTAAATCATCCAATTCATCACTATTTAAAGCGCTTAAACTTCCTGTAGACCACTTTGTATCAAACCACTCTACTTCTAACTTTGGTGGATAAATTGTATTGGTTTGTCTTGAAAAGAAAGAAAAGTTGCCATATTTTTTCTTATTTCCTTCTTCGCCAGTTCCTAACAAATTAGCTCCGTTTCCTAAACTACCAGACCTTTTTAAAATAAATCCTTCATTAGTATATCTTGATGCTGCTGCGCCTGTTATCCATTTATTCACAATAGGAGTTACATCCATTCTCATATCTTGAGAACCATAACTAAATGATTGTGAAGCGTATACATTATTATAAAAAGTTCCACCTTGTGCAACAGAGCCTGATAAACTAGCAGAAGCTTCTACCCACCAATCTTCGACAGTAGCACTAGTTTTATAATTCCAACTTGCCCCATCTGTTGTTCCTGGATTATCAAATCTAAATCCCTCTCCGACATCCCAACTTTGACTTACAGGATGGGCCCATATTGATTGGCTAATAGACAAATCAGTTGGATTAGCATCATATAAATTCAAGTAAAATTTTGGATTGGTAATCAATCCTCTGTGCATTGACTGTGATATATAAGCTAAATCAAATTTCATTAATATTCTCGAAACCTTAGTCTTAACTCCGCTATCATCAACATCTTTTCTTATTTCTAATATCTCATCTAAACCAGTATTCATACTTCCCGATGTAGAATATAATGTCGTATCTGATTCTGGATAAATAAAGTAATGCATTATTAACCTCCCGCTGAGTCACCAACTACTTTACCTTCGATATCGGTAGTTGGAAATTTTAATTGAAAACAGCTTGGGTCCATAGAAGGATAAATAACCCCTTCTTTTGTAGCCGTTTTTATGTCATATAAGTTACCAGAGTAACCAGCAGATTTAGCAAATTTATTTATAATTGTAACTGGTGGTCTGTCATTAGTGCTTGAAAACGGATCTACATCTTCAGGCGGAACGACTGCTGAAACACCATCTACTAAAGAAATTTGATAAGCTAGGTCAGCTAATACTATAGGCTGTCCGATTTGCCACTTGTCCACATCAAAAAACTCTTTAACTCTTTCAATAGCCTGTAAAACTACTTGTTCTTTATTATATCCTGTTTTTGTAAGTAAATTAAATTTAACCCCTACATTAATAACATAAGCATCTTTTATATTGACAGCATCTGTAATCATTCTAAATTGAGTTAAGTAAGTTTGTATATTTGATTTTACTGCTTTATTGACAGCGACTAAGCTTTTATTAGCATCAAATCCTAAAATATATAAGTTAAGAGCTAATGGATTTTCAATTCTTCCAGCTGCAACTCCTGTATTTCCTATTGTGCCAGCAGAAGGATCAATTTGAGAATCCTGCACTATATAGGCCTTTGCTATATTACCATACTTTGGTGGCATAGCATACACTCTTGTTATATAGTCAGCCTTAGTAACGGCTCTCTGTTGTGCTTGGAAATAAGCTAATGTATTATGTTTAACTTCAATTACACTCTCAGCACCTTTACCGCCGGAAGTAGGATCAGGATTATTAACTGCTATAGAATTCTTTGTTGTAGAAACTAATCCAGCATTTAGCCCAACTTCGTCAAGAGTAATACTAAAAGAAGTTAGACTCTGTATAGTATTTGCTGGAACATTATTATCTACTCCTCCACCATAACGATACACAATTGTTAATGTTGTGTTTGACGGAGCTTGTCCGTAGGTTTTTGTATTTAAGAAGCTAGCAGGATCAAACGCGGTATTTAAATACGAAGGTGATCCTGGCAAACTAGAGCCTACATTGTTCGGGTTAGGAACAACTTCCTCATCTGGAGAATCTGATATACCAGCTCCAAATCTTATTTCGGTTCTGTTATCGGTTGCTACAAAAGTAATAAATCTTCTAGAAGTTTTTAATAACTTCATTAAATATGGAGACTGATCAGCATAAGAAGATAGTTCAGGATCATTAAGTTCCGTATTCTCCATATCTTGAAATACAGTATCTTGTGCTAAAAAGCCAACCTCGTGCCAATTATTACCATCGTCATCTGTACAAGAAATAACTTCTGTAACTCCAGCGTTGGATAATTTAATTCTTGAATATTTTTCAGCAGCATTAAAACTAAAATATTCAGTAGCCAGATTTCCGCTTTCAATTCTAACTGATTTTTTAAGCAAATAAGTTGCGGGAACATTATTAGCACTTTCATATACGGAAACTTCCATTGGATCATAAGAGCTTGAAAATTTAAAATTTATATCTTCTACCGTCCTAAAGTTAATTCCTGTATTTGAGCCCATAGTTCCACCTGCATTGATTTTCAAAGCATATCTTAAATCAGGATTTGTTTTATAGTTAGCTCCTGTTCCCGATGATACAGCGGGCACAGTTTGAAATACTTCTACTACACCTAAAGATGGAGAAGAAACTTTCGGTTTATACCCGAAGGATTGTGCCATATTATACACAGTTTTCTTTTCTTCAGCAAAAGCCAATAAACTTTCTTTAAATTGATTATCTATATAGTAAGATAGAACATCGCCAACATAAGATGCCATTTCTATAAACATCATACCAGGAGATGACTCATTAAAATCATTATATGTATTTGGAAAATAAACTTTAGCAAACTCAATTAGATTTGCTTTAAATGAAGAAAAATCTTTATTTAAATATCTAACTTCTTTTACTGATTTTTTAGAAACTGAATAAGGCATTTATTATCTCCGTTAAAAGTCATAGAATGGGTTAACTTCAAAATCATCTATGACATCATCATATTCACCTGTATCTTCGTTGAATACAGTAGTGCCAGTTGCTCCATCCCCTACACTTAAATCACCCTTTTTTAAATTTAAATCTAACTGAACAACTTTTTGATCTACGTTTATTGAAAAGTTTATACCGACATTTACTGCATTGTCGAATTCGCCACTTGTAGTTACATTTATCGACTCAATAGCTATATACGGTAACCATTCACCCATAGCTTCTCTGATAGCTTCTTCTATACTACTTGCAATATTTCCATCATCCGGCTCAAATAAAACTCTATACAAATTACTTCCAAAAGTAGGGTTACCTAATCGCTCTCCCTTTATAGTTAATAAAAGGTTTCTAATATTATGACGGGCTTGATCTAATGTAGTTTTTGTTTTTGCAAAGAATCCTTCGTTTCCATGACCTAATGGTAATGATACACCTATAAATACATTTGGATCTAAATCCTTTTCAAGTGATGACATTATATTTTTCCATCTTTCTTATCTAAAGCTTTCATCACACCCCTATAATCCTTTGTTAAGTCAGTCATCACATCTTGAACTGCTTTATTTGATGTATCAGCACCTGCTGCTTGTGCTGTTTGTATGGCTGACACCTTTCTTTTTTCTTCAGCACTACCCATCATACCACCATACCCCATAGCCTCTGCCATTTTGGAACTATCAAATGTATTACCGCCCATAGTTGGATACTCGTCCGTTTCTCCACCAGCAGTTTCATTTAAGATATTATTTAATACGGGATTCTTAGTATATTGAACTTTTTCTTTGGGCTCAACTTTTCTTTCTGGTAAAACTTCCATAGCCCTCTCTTCTTTAAGTGGAACACCATTGGTCATGGATTTTATACCCTCACTAATAAATATCTGCTGGACTTCTTTTTTAACTTCTTGCCTGACAATTTCTTTTATTAATGAGATTATTTTACTTGTCTTTGCCATTACTAACTCCTATTTTATATAAATATAACATTTTTAATTTAAATCTAATTTCTTAAAGCTTCTTCTCTGTCTTTTTTAAGCTGTTCTCTCTTTTTCTTATCAGCTATAGCTTTAGATAATTTTTTCTTAGTATCTCCAATGAAATCTCTCAAGCTATCTACTGCTGGTCCTATAGCATCCTTAGCAGCTTTTACATCTTCAATTTCTTCTTCTATTTTTTTTTGTAATTTTTCTTGAACGACTGATATAGCAGCAGCTGCTGGATTCAAAGCTGATCCTATTGTATTAGCTTCTTTTAAAGCAACAGCGGTTTTTTTAGTAGCTGAAACAGTATTAACTATATTACCAAGTTGCTGGTCAGCAGCTTCTAAAGTCTCTCTTTTTTTCTCTAAGTCATTTAAATCTTTTAATAATTTTTCAGCTTCTTCAAGTGCTTGGCCGCCTGCGCCAATGCCCTTAATTATTAAGTTAGCCCTTTCTCCTAATACTCTAGAAGGACTATTTACCAAATTTGTAATTTGCTTTCGTATTGCGTCACCTATACCCATTATCCGCGAACTCCTGCTGAATTAGTTACTTTTTCAACTTCATACTCTTTGGTAGTAACCTCTGCCATTTCTTCCCATTTAGTATCTGAGAACATAGAGTCTAAGCTTGGTAACTCGCCTTCTGGTGTATCTTTGTCATCGGCTACAAAAACTTTTTTACTAAGAAACTCCACATCGCCACCCTCTATTTTTAATCTTTCCACAAGATCTTCTAATGCTACCTCGAATGGTTTAGCAAACAGATTTACAGCTTTTACTATTGCATCAGTTTTATTAGATGATAGATGTGCCTTTAAATTTTTGTTATATAGTTTAAATAGTGCTAATACATCAAATAAGTAAGTTTTTAGCTGTTCACCCTTAACTACAGGATTGACAGTCTGTACACTACCTAAATTAATTTCACCAAATTCACTCTCTAAGTTTATACTTGTTCTTGCTGCTAATGATATATGTCTTGAAGAGTAAGCATTTATATCACCGTTATTTTTGGTATTGAACACTATTGAATCAGCATTCATAACAATTGTGGGTTTTGGTCTTGTTTTCTCCTTCCCATCAGCATCCTTACCATCAGGAGCTACTCCTAAATAAGGCGTTTTCATTTCACTTTCAGCATCCGTTTGTAAAGGAATATGCTCATTCGTTATTATATAAATACTAGCATCATCATTATTAATATTAGCTATATGAGGAGCAAGCGCACTATTTTCTTTCTGAGCTTTTTGCAAACCACTAACTTTTGATTGACCAACTGTTATTTTTATAGAAGGGTTAGTATATTTTTTATCGCTGCTAAAATGAATCGATTGACCGAATCTACCTTGAATTACAGTATCACCTTGTTTAACTAAAAGTTTTCTAATAAGTTTTAAATTTGCAGGAAGAACTAATCCTTCTCCTGGCGCACCATTCAATCGATTCAGTATAACCCTACCATCTAAGTTTAATGGGTTTGAATAGTATAAAGCAACCTTGTCATCCCTATTGATATATTTAGCGACATTAACTACCTCACCTTTTAATGGATACTGAACTATATGCTGTGATAGTGGTCTTATGGGTTTGCTTATTCCAATAGAACCGCCATTCTTTTGGCTTACCATTAATTGAACAATAACAGCCCCTAAATAAGTTAAATCAGGATTTCCTTTTATTTTAGGAAAATTTGGTTCTAATGGGTCTGTAAATACTCTTACAACCTTAGCAGGTTCTATTTCATAAAATTCTTCAGAATTCTGAGTCATATCTTTAATTTTTGTAACCACTTGATTCATGCTTGGAGGTGCGCCACCAGGTCTGTCATTTCCGCTATTAGATTTTATTCGTTTTCTATATCCAGGTAACATATCTAATCTCCAAACAAATTATCTGATTTTTCTGTTATGTTATCTGAATGTTTTTGAACATCATTCGCAACATCTTCTACAGCGGCCAAAAGTTGTTCCTTCTCAGCATCGCTTAAACCAAAATCAGATACATCATTAGTTT